GTTTTTTTAATCTTCTGGTTTTGCGTTCAATCACCAGGAATATCATTAAAGGATACTTGCTTATCAGAAATTAGATACGAACCTATGTACGAAAATCTAGAGCAATGCAAACAAGCAGCTATAGACTTAGCAGACTATGTGATGAGTACACCAAATGTATATCTCACAACTTTTTGTACCTCTAAAAAAATATTATCAACATAATGAAACAACTATTTTTAATATTATTTTTATTTACTTCTGTGGCTGTATTAACAGATGCTAGAGCTAACACCAATACTGTGTCGAGTAATACTGTAGCCTCAACTACTGTAGATAAATCAGTTCCAACTGCTTCTGCTCCTCCATTTAATATTATGCAAAATGATAGCTGCTATATACCAGGGGGAAGTATTGGCATACAAACCCAGGTACTAGGCATAGCTACTGGCAAAGCATTTGAAGATGTGGATTGCTCAAAAAGAAAATATGCAAAACTACTTTGGCAATTCAATATGAAAATTTCTGCATTAAATGTTCTTTGTACTGAGCCAATGATTTTTCAAGCAATGGAAAGAAGCGGCTCACCATGTCCAGCAAGCAAAGGTTTAATTGGTCAAGATGCACAAGACTACTGGGATGAACATCCAGAAGAACGACCAGACTATGAACAATGGCAAACAACAAATTTAGTGAAGGAAGAAACTGAGGTAGACAATGATGGTCTTAAAAATTTTGCTCTTATGGCTCTTTCTATGCTTCTCATACTCTAAAGCAGAAACTCTTAATACTGGAAACTTATTAGATGAAGCTGATACCTGGGATCAAACTGGATTAGTCAGCTCTGATACTTGTTCTTATTCTGGAACATTAGATCCAGGTCAAGTTTGTTTTGGTCATAGTAATACTCCAGGGGAAATAGATGGTGGAGGAACTATAACATCAGATCAAATTAGTTTGATTAATGATGGTGGTTTATCTATCGAGGAACTGAACCAGGGGTTTGAAATGACTTATGGTTTTGGATCTGAAAGTCATATCAGTAATGCTAACCTACCCTCATGTGTTGATACTAATTATGATTGTAGAGATATAATTGATTATACTTTAACACTTACTGATCCAGATGGGATCACCATAAATACTTTTAACCATTATATAGAATTAGATTATGGAGGATTGCAAGACTATCAATTCTCACAAACAATAGATCCTAATAATTATGCAGATATCTTTAGTCAAGTTTCAATCTATGGAGTTGATTCTGGCTACACAGGCGGCAGCTACGGAGCAATCATCTATGATCCCTACCTGGCTATTGAGTATACAACTTATGTTTTAATTGATGAGATCATTGACATTATAGATGATGCTGTTGAGCAAATAGATATACCAGATGTTGTTGAAATTGAGATTGATCTGCCAGAAATCTTTGACCAACCTATTGAAATAGAAATAGAAATTACAGACATAGAGCTGCCAGACTTAGAGGTAGTACAAGAGATTGAGATAATTGAAGTTGCTGATGTTCAGACAATGGAAATTGAAATGGAAATCGAGATGGAGCTAGAGCAAGAAATGGAAGCTGCCATTGAAGAAACAATCCAGGAGAGTATTGATGAACCCAGCGAACCAGAACCCACTACTGATGATGTTGAAGGATCAGAACCAGAAGAAACTACAGAAGAGGAAGCTGAACCAGAACCAGAAGAACAAGAGCAAGAAGAAGAACCCAGAGAAACCTTAACAGCTGAAAAAAAACAAGAAGTAAAAGAAAAGATTGTAAAAAAAATTATGGAAAAAACAGATAAGAATAATCCAAATTCACAAGCTCAGACAATGGCATTATTAGCGATCCTTACAGATACCCAGGCATTTAATGAATACACTAGCCAAGAACTAGTAGAACCTATTGCATTTCAAAATCAATCCTTGCCAGTACAAGAAATGATACCAGATCCTTATGGTGGATTATTTGAATCAGCACAAAACAATTTAATGGAGCAGTTGATTAACTCACAGTATTGATATGGAAGCATCTTTTGGCGGACTAACATTTAAAGGTGGCAAGATCTTTGCATTACTTGTTGCACTATCAACATTGGGTGGTGGATTATACGGAGGCTTTGAGTTTTGGAAAAAATTTCAAGATATGTCCGCTGCCATTGAGGCTTATACAGCTCCAGATTTATCTGGCTTTGATAAACGCATTGACCTGGTGCAACAAGAAATTGAAATAATATCTGGTGAAATGAGCATGGTGTTATCTGAAATAGAATTGGTGGCTGGTGTAGCTACCGAACTCAAAAATGATTTAAAGACTGATATTAGACAGATGGAACAAGATAACAGACACATAGAAAGTATGGTCGATAGTATTAAGAACAAAACTAGAGATGAGCTGCGGTTGTTTGAAGATATCATCAAGGAGCTAGAGGCAGATCTAGAATTAAGAATACAAAAAACATTAGAGAACCCACTAAATAACATGGCGGTAGTTAAGTAATGGCAACACAAGGTGATAAGATAAACAAACTTAATTTAGAAGTAGAACTTATTAAGAAAGATATTTCTATAATTAAGAACAACCATCTTACACATATACAAGCTGACATAAGAAAGATTAACTTTGTCTTATGGTCTGTTGGCTTTGCAGTCTTTGCTAATTTAATTATTTTAGTCAGAGATCTTATTGGATAAGAAGCACGCTAAAGGCACAGCATCAGAGTTTGCAGTATCTAAATACTTTGCAGAAAAAGGTTATTATATATTTACATCCATAACCTCCTCTACTTCCCCAATAGATCTTATAGCTATCAACCCAGAAACAAACGACCAACTTTTTATAGATGTCAAAACATTTTCTTGTAGAAAAACTGGCAAACAAAAAGGAACAATTATTAATCGTTCATTATCAGATGAACAAAAAAAATTAGGAGTGAAAATAGTATATTGCTATGATGACGGAACAATACGATTTAGAAACAAGAGAAAGACTAAAAATTCACGAAGGCTGCGTACTAAAAATTTACGATGATCCGTTGTTAGGTGCTGCCGCACCCACTCTTTTTTATGGTCATCTTTGTACTGCAAGTGATCCCTGGCAACCAGGTATAACATATACACAAGCACAAGCAGAAGCAGTCTTTGAAGAAGACTATGCAATAGCAAAAGAAGATGCAAAAAAATTTATTGGTGATGTCGAAGTACCAGATGAAGTAATCTCAGTAGTTGTTGAGGTTGCGTTTAACATTGGTGCTAGTCGTTTAGCTGGCTTCAAATTATTCAGAGCTGCTATCCAAGATCAAAACTTTGTGGAGGCTTCGTTTCAATTAGAAGATTCAAAGCTCTATCGTCAACTAGAAACTAGATACAAACCATTAGTAGAACTCATAAGGGAGGCATAAATGATTGCAAAACTACTTGGAATGACTGGATCAATAAAAGAACCAGTAGAAGCTGTAGGTTCAGTTTTAGATAATTTATTTACCAGCAAAGAAGAAACACTAACTTTAGAAATAGCTAAAGAAAGACTAGCTGCTAAACCAGCACTCATACAAGCAGAGATTAATAAGGTTCAAGCTGGTCATAGGTCTATGTTTGTAGCTGGTGCAAGACCTTTTTTAATGTGGGTTTGCGGTGTTGGTTTTGCTTATGCTTTTATTGTAGAGCCAATGCTTAGTTGGATACTGCCAACTGCTGATAAACCAGAGCTACCATTAGACGTTATGATGGAGCTGACAGTAGCAATGCTGGGTTTATCATCTCTCAGAACAGTAGAAAAACTTACTAACAAATCAAAATAGGAGGATAATATGGAAAAGTTAAAAACATTTTGGAATAGTTTAAACAGAAACTTCCAGTTATTTTTGATGGGTGCAGCTGCACTTATTATTATTTCAATAATTAATTCAGCTCTGTAATGGTAGCAAAGAAATATCAGTCTAAAACTGGTGGTTTAAATGATGCTGGAAGAAAAAAATTTGGTGTCAAATCACCAGTTAGTTCTGGAACCAATCCAAGGCGAGTATCATTTGCTGCTCGATTTGGTGGTATGAAGGGTTCTATGACAAAACCAGACGGATCTCCTTCTAGAAAAGCTTTAGCATTGAAGAAATGGGGTTTTGGTAGTGTGGCATCAGCGAAAAACTTCGCAAGTAAAAACAAAAAAACATAATAATTAGGAGGTCTATATGGTAGTCAAAGATGAGATTGCATTTCTACGAGATAAAAATAGTAAATTAAAGAGTAAAATCAGAGAGTTAAGTAAAATAGTTAAAGAGATGAAAGAGAATGAGGTCTTTTTGATTGATAGATTAGATGTTGAGAAACAACTGAAACAACAATATCGAAATGCCAACTTTGGTGAGTTAGTTATTAATAAAAAAATAAACGAAATAGAACAAGAAGTTGTCGAGCAAACTAACCAGAAACCTTAGAGAACAAGAATATTTAGATTTATTTCAACAAGGTAAGAAGAAATCCCCTGGCGAACTTATGGATGAAACCAAAGAAGCTGGGAGAAGATGCACCGATTGCCAGAAAAACCTATGTATAGGCGATGGTGTACAATGGATGTGCTGGGATTGTCAGCATAATAAATACAACACAAACAAGGAGTGGATATAATGCCAGGAAAAGGACTTTACGCAAACATGAACGCCAGAAAAAAAGCTGGTACATCAAGATCAAAAAAAAATTCAACTGTTTCAGCGAAGGCTTACAAGAACATGAAAGCTGGGTTTCCTAAAAAGAAAAAATAGGATATAAATACTCTTCTCTTGGGAAGAGTGACAGAGTGGTTGAATGTACTAGTCTTGAAAACTAGCAATCGTGCAAGCGGTTCGTGGGTTCGAATCCCACCTCTTCCGCCATACCAAAATGTTGTAGTTTAATTTGTGGTTAATTTGTGGTTATTGCATTTTACTAAAAAAAAACCTATGTTTATCAAGGATTGGATTGGTCTTGAAATCCTAATTTTTTAAAGTATATCAACACTAAAAATACCGATAAACTTGAATACTACAAGAATGTTGATCTCTATATACCAACTATATTTAGTCTGATTTGGGGTTAATTTGGGGTTGTATTTGGGGTTATAATACTTATGTTAATAAGTAT